CTTGATTGGTAATCTGGGAAATTCACTCTGCCTTGTTCGTCTACGTTCCATCCCCACTTGTCTATGTACTCTTGTGTCAATCCCTCTACCGTGTTTATCCTAGGTACAAGAAACATATCTACTGTTGGATTTTGCTCAAGAAGAGAGGCTATATTAGACATCAAATACTCATTCGGCACCTCATCAGCATCTATAAAAACAATATAATCCTTTTTGCAGAAATCCTTTATGTTGTTCTTGAAAGTGGCAAAATCTTTATTCAGCGGAAATTCAATCAGAGTTTCTATGTGATTTTTAAAACCAAACACTGCCATCTTAACCTCGTCTGATGCATTGGTATCTAACTGAACCACTATCTCATCTCCTTCAGATTTATGGTCGCATAGCTCAGTAAGTAGTCTCTTCAGCTCTTCGTGTTCATTATAGGCTGTGATAGCATATGATATTGTTGGGATCATTATTTTTTTCTTTTTATATAGAGTAAATTTCTCTTTTCATCATCTTTCACTTCATACTCTGATTTGTCTATTATTTGGTTTAAAGACATTCTATACAGTCTATATCTGATCTTATCTGTTGGGTCTAACGTAATGTAATCTATTCCAAAATGATCTTCGTAAGATTTCATTAACGGTAATATTTCTTCTATAAAGATTTTAAGATGCGTATTGAATACTCTTTCATCTGTATATGGAGGCTTATCATATTTAGGTTTACCGTCTTCTCCTACCCAAAAAAACTTTATGGTAATTTGCTTATCTTCTACTCCTGGATTATAGTTTACTTTTGTATAGTGCTTTATATCATGCTTATCAAAGAATGACCATATAGACGATCCTTCTTTTTTATAATCGTAGATATTCCCTAGATCTATATTTTCACCTATTAACGTATAAGATTCTAACAGTATCTTTTCTAGTATATTAGACAATGTAAAACTAGAATCTGATTGAAGATTATGAAGTTCTTGAGTTCTCATGCTTCTGTGTTTTCTAGTTCGAACAATCCCAGCTCGTCACACGCATCATAGAATCCGTCTTGACCGTGATTCTGTAAACTTTTAGGATCGCTCTTATGACTCTGCCCTTTAAATCGAGGCATCTTCATCTCCTTCTTCGTGAGCGGCATTGATTTGATGCTAGCCCATTGCCAGTCGTCTTTGGAAGTTCCTGTGACGAATACCACGCCCCTCTCTGGAGTGTTGATCACATTTGGATACCACACTCTCTTCTGCTCGTCTGTGTACTTTATGTCTTTATAAAGCTCTGGCATCGTCTCCTCAAACGCCACAAGATCGAACTCTCCTTCTATCATCATATCATTTGCAAAGAATCCGCAGTTGAAACAGTTGTACGCCTTCTTGGTCTCGTTTATGTCTTGGGTATAACATGACTCTGGAGCTTTACACTTTGGGCATGTCGTTAAGTTCTCTATCATTTTAGTTTATTTTATTTAGTTTACAATTATCAAAGTGGTATCTTTTCATATTTTGAATACTTCCTATTTTATCGCAGTAGGGGCATTCTATCTTTTTTTTAGGAATGCCTTTTGTAGCAGAACTAACAGCATCTTTAAATTCCTGAGAATGCTTTTTTCCTGTATGAGATAATCTTATTTTTTCTTTATGATCTTCTGTTAATTTTTTACCTAAACAATAAGAATTCCCCTTATTAATAGATCTCATTAATTCAATCCACTCTTTAGATTTTTTTTCTCCCTTTTTAGAAATTCTATTAGCAAATCCAATTTTTTTCTTAGTTTCTTCAGATATAGGATGACCTTTATGTTTATTTTTTCCAGTAATTATTTTACAATTATCAAAATGGTATCTTCTCATTGCTATATATCCTCCGACTTTATTACAATGAGGACATTCAATTTTTCTTGTATTTTTTTCTACCATATTTTTAATTGATTCTATTGATTGTTTCAAACCTATTCCACCCTCTCCACCATCAGTTAAATTACATAAAGTACCCTCATTCAGATCTTTACGACCATATAGCTTTATGAATTCAACTTCTTTAGCACAAGCCTCTTCCCAAGTAAGATTATCAAGTATTATTTCTACTTCATAGCCAAATTTAGATATATTACGCCAATGTTTAGTCCTATTATGAATAGAATATGCTCTTTTATACAAACCTTCAGTATCTGATCCTATTCCAATATAAAAAGGTTCATTTTTGTCTAATCTTATATGTCTATAGAGATATGCCATATCTTTTTATTATAAATATCAGCATTTCTTTGTAGATTAAGAATCACTGACTTTGGTTAATTTTGGAAGATTTATTTTAGTTAATTTGGGCAGCTTCAGGGCCACTGGCTTTGGAACTGCTTCGAGATACGTACCGAGCTTGGTCTTCATCGCCTCAAATGAGAAGTTGGTCTTCACGAAGTATGACTGCCTCTTTGCCGTGTCAACGTATTTGTTGTAGTTCTCAAACATGTCCTTCATCTTGTCTGCTGCGTACTTCATGTTTGCGCTGAACCACTTGGATCCCTGTATCAGCATGTTCTGTGCTTGGGCGGATGGGTGTATGTCTGTGAGTTCTCCCTGCACTAATACAGCATACTCTGGACTGCAGAAGTCCATGTGACCTGACCATGCAGATACCAACGCAGGCTTCTTGCTCATGTAGTACTCTGCCAGTGGTCTTCCGAATCCTTCTCCCTTTGTCAGGTATAGCATCGCTTTGACCTTGTAGTGGTTGTACAGGTTGTTCATGTCATCGTCGTCAAGGTCTCCATGGAGCAGGTAGATGTTTGGAAGCTCTTTGGCCTTCACAGTCTTGCGTATCGCATCTATCTTCTCAAGGATCTCGTCTCTGTCCATGATGCTGTTGGTCCCTTTTGCCGTCTTGAGTATCAGTGCTGGTTTCTTGCTCTGGTCTTTGAACGTCTCTAAGAACGTCTTTATCGTGAGTCCTAAGTTCTTTCTGTCCTCTCCCAGGTCTCCTTGCAGCCAGTGTCCTACGAAAAGGAAACAGAAGCTCTCTGGTATCTCATCTAGCGTAGTTACAAGATCAGTCTCTGACATATCTTCATCATCGACATAGTGATATTTAGTAAGGTCAATTCCCTCAAAGAGCACATCAACGGGGCGCTCCAGTTTGATCGTCCTCCTGACCTGTCCAGTTCTCTGGTCCTGCTCGTTGAACACTGACTCTTGGAACACCTTCTTTGCGTGCTCTGAGGACACTAGAGTGATGTTCATCCTGTTGCATCCGTCTATCCAGCCTGGATCGCACACCGTGGTCTCTATGCCGGCAGTCAATAAAACGTTATATTTTCCAATAGGCTGAGCTTCATTGGGTACAGTCACTTGACACCAAAAATCAGGTTGTTGAGTAAGTTGTTGAACATACAGTGGTTTCATCCATCCATACTTATGCTCATGCTGATCTATGTACCCCCAAGGCGTGTTGCCCCAGCGTTGAGGAATTATCTTGATGTCCCACTCCTCTTTCTTGAGTTCATAGAGCGCTGTGACGAAATCTCTTGATCTTGCACCGTACCCACTGAACGTGTCGATCGGGCAACTTATTACTGCTAATGGTTTTATCATAATGTTTGATTAATAAACAAGGGGATGAGTGATTTTTTTACGTGGTAGTTCTGTTATCTTGATCAACTCGAATTGCTTACGGGGCTTGAAAGTGTCTATCGCCTTCTGAAGAGTCTCTGCTACTCCGTCTGCCATTGCCTGAGCTGTCATCTTTGATTCTGCGGACGTGACCCATTCTCTTCCTGCCATTCCACGTGTCATCCTCTCTTCTGCGGTCATCTCGTATACCTGCTGTATGGCTTTGGCCACGTCTCTGAAGTCACATCTGTCGTCCAGTATGTATGGAGTCGGTATAGATCCTACTATGCTGAGGTTGCTTGGGAATACTGGCACTGCCCATTTTCCATGATCTTTGAAAGTTCCATAGTGATTTGATGGGATATCCTTGCTTGGAGTAAACCATTTACCAGTCTTGTCTGTGAACCTCATCTGGTCTTGCATGCCGCCTGTGACATTGCCTATGATCATCCTTCCACACATCATAGACTCTGTTAAGCTCAGTCCCCAACCTTCATTTGATGATATGAGAGCTGTTGCGTCTGCCATGTTGTAGAGCAAGTTCATCTGCTGCGGCGTATATCTGTCTTCTGCAAAGTAGACTTTCTGGTACGAAGGGTCGCAGAGAAGATCTACGACTTTTGTGAGGTCTGTGCCGTGTTCGTCTGCTCTCTGGGTGTGGAGCAGCAATGCACACTTCTTAGCTTTGTCTTTGCCTATGCTGTCGGTGAAAACGTTCCATGCTGCGATGAGATCTGAAGTCGATTTGCGTCTGATGTTTCTTGCATTGTATAGGATTACAAACTCAGGCTCAAAGCTTCCGAATATGCTCTTCTTCATGTCCTTGAGAGCAGCTGTCGCATCTGTCATGAACTCTGTTATTGGGAAGAACATCTTGTGGTCTATGCCATGTGGAACATATTTTGTTAAAATATCTCTTTTATTACTCATATTCCTTATCTTGTTTTATAATGTTTACAATTTGTTGTGTAACCCATTTTGATATCTTTAGAGATTTTTTATCACAATATTTTTTTATAATATCATAGTCTATTATATCAATATTAATTACTCTATATTCTTGTTTGACTTTAGTATGTTTTCTAACCACGGTATATATCTTAAATTTTTAATATTTCCTATTTCTTCAGCTGGGATATTATTAGTAAATCCTAAACTTATTGGGTATATATGATCTAAGTGATATCCATCATTTTTACTATTCCCTCTTTTATCATAATCTTTTAAAGTTTTTAAAGGTTGTGATCTTGTTATAGATCTTACTTTTAGATAATAAAGTCTTTTTTCTGTAGTCATAGCGTACCAATCTTCTAAACTGATACCATAATATCTCATTGCATTTATCTCTCTTCTCTTATTTTTATATTCCCCAGAATTCATCCAATCTTTATAGACCTTAGAGTTTTTCCTACTTTCACTCATATTCTTTTTCCACTCGCCGCTAAATTCTTGTCTTTTTTTACCTAATAGAGATTTACTTTTCTTTAAAGCTACCTCTTTAGCTTTTTCTTCTCCATATAGTTCTATTTCTGTTTTTCCTTTTCTGTATCTACTTACTCCAGCTGCTCTTTTTTTTATATGATCTTCTGACTGTTTTTTCCCTTTTAGTGGAGATATTCTTCCACTATATGCGCACGATCTACAGTGACTATTATCATTTATTGCTCTATTTAATTTACTTGAATTAAAATATTTTATTTCTTTATTACATTTTGGGCATTTTCTAATATACTCCATAGTATCTATCTTTATCATAAATATATGAAAAAGTAATAGAAAATAATATAATTTAATTATTTTTATCTAAATCTACTATATTAATATTATCTTTTAAATAACTTGATTCTAATACTAATTTAGAAACTAATTTAGATTGTTTAGATATTCCCATCAATGCATCGCATGATTCATAAAAACTAGAGTTGTATAATGGCGCTGGAAAATTATCCCAAATTTGTAAATAGCAAATCGGAACTTTCTTTCTGATCTCTGCCTCCATGTCAAACAGCCAAACGTAGTACCTCGGGTCTGTGAAAAGCATGATAGCGTCTGGCTTCTCTATCTCGATTAGCTGTCGCACCATGTCTGGGTTTCCGTATCCGTCAGTCGGGTATAAGATCACCGATGCGTCTGGTATCTGAAGAAGATTGTTCGTGTCTTGTGAAAGGTCCAGTCTTTTGCCTTTCTCTGGATGGCTTATGCCTCCAGCTAATTGTACCCAGTTGAATCTATGGGCTGAGTTCAAGACTATCTCTCTTGACATCGTAGCTACTCCGCTATGAGTTCGCAAATCATCGCCCAAAAATAATATCTTTTTGCGATCTTCTTTTTTTATATAACCTTCTTTCATATACCTTATCTTGTTACTGTCTGTTTAACTTGATCGACGAATGCACTACCTGTGTAGTATGTATTGTATGTGCTGTGTATCTTATGTCTAAATTCAGAATCTGTGATGTAGAGGAATAGTGCTCTTTCAGTTAATTCTTGCAAATACATCTTATTCATTTTGGTTAGCACTCTGAAGTCCTCGTATATCCCCTTAGGTACTTTGATCGAGGTCAGTGTTCTTTCTTGTAAATCCATGCCTTTTATCTATAAATATACATAAAATGTTTACGTTGTATATTTTTAAGATATTTTTTTATCACAAAGCTCTTTATTATCTTTGAATGGACACCACTTGCATCCGTCTAGGTTCTTGGGATACTGCTTGTCTACATACTTCCCATCTGGGGTGAACACCTCTTTGACAAACGCCTTGAGGTCTTCGACTGCCTGTTTCATCTTGATCTTGCCTTGTGCCGGTTGGAATATCTGGATCCTCTTTATGGGGAACTCAGCGTCAGCATATATCTTGCGACGAACTATGAAGAACTCAACGTCTACCATCTCAGGATCGATTCCCAGCTTCTTTGAGTAAAAGTGCTTGTAAAAAAGTACCTGGTTGATCTTGGTCTGATCCTTCTTGTCCTTGTCTTTCCAACCTGACGTGCTTGTCTTGATGTCGTATACCTTGTACTTTCCAGTAGTCTTGCTTCTCATGATCAGATCTATGCTTCCTATCATCAGAACGTTGGGGATCTCGTCTACCACGGGATCTGTTATCTGGATCTCTATGCCGACCAGCTCTTCGTTCTTGAGGCTGAAGTGCTCTGACCTCTTCTTCTTGATGTATTCTAGTATAGCTATGCCGTCTTCGATGAACTCTTTGAAAACCTCAGGCTTCACAAAATGTTCTCCTTTGTTCTGCTCTAACGCCTCTTTGTAGTTCTCTATCATGCGAGTCTTGAAGAAATCAACGAGGTCCATCGAATCGGCCGCTTTGCCTGATACAGTGTACATGATATTAATGTACTCTTGGAATGCCTCGTGTAGAGAAGTTCCAAATGTTAGATGAATTGAGTTCTCAAATTTCTTATGCTTCTTTACATACTGTAGATACCATGAATATTGACAAGATTTATATAATGAATATTGAGAATAAGATATTGATTTCTGATAAGAATAATCTACTGGATAATTTTGTTTAGGCATAACTTAATAATATTTAAATCTTATTCCTTTTTTAATTAATAAATTCATTGTAGATTTGTGTATATGATTTATTATAGATGCAAGTTTAACAGAATCATATATTTCTCCGGTTTCTAAATTTATTACTTTTCTTCTATTATGCGCGGGTTTTCCAAAGTTATAATTTTTTTCTCCTTTTTTTAGATCACTCATTTTTTTTCTTGATTCTTCAGAATAATGTTTTCCTCTTTGAGCGTCACTTAATTTTTTCTTAGTCTCTTTAGATCGTTTTTTTCCTGTTAATGCTATACTTCTTTTTTTCTTAGTTTTTTCAGAACATGGTCCATTAGAAATTCCTTTATGAGAGATGCTAATTTTTCTTTTGTGATCTTCTGTTAATTTTTTTCCTTTATGAGTTTTACTTATAAGTCTTTTTCTTTCTTCTGTAAGTATAGACCCAAGCGCTCCATCTCCTCCATCTGTCATATTAACTAATGTCCCTTTTTTTAAATCTGCTCTGCCATAAAATATAATCCAAAATTTTTCTTTTTCACAAGATTCTTCCCAAGTTAACCATTCTTCTGAGATTATTTCTACTCTATAATCAGTAAGATTTACTATATTATGCCAGTATTTATTTCTATTCTTTTTTGTATGCGCTCTTTTATAATTTTTATCTGATCCTATCCCGATATAGAAAACTTCATTCTTATCTAGTCTAATATGTCTATATATGTATGCCATAAAATAAAAGTGGTCCAAAAAATCTTCAGAGCTACGACCTTCTGAGATTGAATGGACCAATAAGTTTATTATAGATTACGTGTCGTAGTCGTAATATAATCTATAATAAATATCCAGCTTTAGGCATCTTTCTGAGTCTGTAGCTCTTTAGGAAGGAAATCTTGGTTCACATGTCCACACTTTGCACAAACGAAGGTGGGAATTGGAACTATGGCGTCTTGAGGTGTGCCAGTCAAGAATTTTGACGCCTTACGGATCATGATCCCTTCTGTGAAGATCTGTCCTTGGCACTCATCGCATGTGATCGCGGTCGTCTTGTCTAGAGTAACATTGAGTTGTGGAGCTTGCTGTCCACCTAGTGGTTTTTGCATGTTCTGTGTTTAGATGAAAGTAATGAAATAGTTTGAGAGTGTAAAGCTTATCTTACGAGTATTGCTTTATTTTGTTGATCAGCATCGCCTTTGGCATTGCTCCTATCGTCTTGCCTACTTGCTGTCCGTTCTTTAGGAATATCAAAGTCGGCACCGAAGTCACTCCGTAAGAAGCGGCCATTGTAGCGTTGTCTTGGGCGTCTATGTAACTGATGTTTGCGCCTGTCTCTGAGGCCGCTTGCTGTGCCACTGGCTTGAACGTTGCACAGGGTTGACATGTCTTTGTTGAAAAGTAGAGGATGTTTATCATTTTGCTTTGTGTTTTTAAAGTCTTGATACACGTTTTTGCGTGTCTGGAGCTTCGAGTAAACTTGCCCACGATGGAGCGCCTTCTTTTTCTGGTTCTTCATTATAATTTTCTAGATCATCTATAGAATCACTTAAAGTTTTATAAAACCACTCAGGTAGATCAGATAAGTGATTATTTCCAAATGGAGTTTCTTGTAACCAACTTTTTAATCCTCTGAGATTTATAGCAGTATTTTTTAGTATATTATTTTTCATGACTTACTCTTCTTTTTTCCCAAGCTTTTTTATTTGAAATACTCATCTTTTCTCTAGTCTCTTTAGAATGTTTTTTCCCAATTCGACTTAATCTCCTTTTTTCTCTTGATTCACTACTATTATTAACTTTCTTTTTTTTCCCTTTTGTAGCTTTACTTATTTTATCTCTAACATCTTGTCTTTTTGATGGATTATTTATTTTCATTGCTAATGAAACTCCTGGTTTTTTTATTCCAATTTGACAAGTACTTAGAATTTTTAATAATTCTGCTTTAGTAATTTCTCTATAGTTTATATTATTTTTTTCTAAATACCACTTTAATAATCCTGTTGACTTAAGAGTTTTATCTATATTTAATCTATTATCTGCACACCACTCTAAAGCTGATTTAACTTCATTAAAAATAACTAATTTTTTAGTATGATTATAAAAATTCCCCTTTAAATAATCTTTATAATAAAGTACGTGCTTATTTTTAACTAAATCATATAATTCCTCTAAGTTAAAAAATTTAAGTAGTTGATTTAATCTATAAGGTTCATCTCTAAAAAAAACTATTGAATTTAATGGAATTTTATTTTTTCTACTTATAGAAGATGGATTTTTATTTCCAGTAGGCCACCCACCATTTGTACTAGATGTATAATTTTTATTTTTTTCGTCTTTTATATATTTAAGTATATAAGACATTTCTATACTAGATGCATATTCTTGTGTAACTTGATTTAATACTCGTAAAATTTCTTTATTAAAAATCAGTGATTTTTCTTTTTGAGATAAATTTTTGATTTCTTTCCAACCCTGTTGAGATCCAAAATAAAAATCTTTTTCTATCCAATCTAAATCTAATAACAAATCTTTAATTCTAGATCTTAGTCCTATATAATATTCATTAGTAATCTTGTGAGTAACTTTGTAAATATAATAATCATTTATCATAAAGTATTTTATAATAAATATGCATAGATTTTAGATTTGGTTATAGTAATCATAAATTATTTTGAAAACATATTATAATGTCTTGGATATATATGGAAGTTTGTAATAAACCAATGCATTTCTCCAATTTGTAAATTTAATTCTATACTAACTTTTTCCATTAATTTTGCAAAAATATATTGATCATTACACCAACCCCAAATACAATCAATGCTTCTTGCGAACACTGTAAGATGTAGTTTTCCATCGATTATAGTGAAGTTAAGCACGACGTTGCAGGGAGTGTCTGAGTCATACCTCTCTAACTCGTTTATGTCGTAATGAACTACTACTGCTCTTCTTGAATTGGGGTTCCTCTTGAGCTCTAGAATTGCACGATCTAACTGTCCGTTCTTATTCCAGAAGTATCCGTAGTTCGAATTGACCTCTGTTGTACCTGGGACGATCATATTCTTCCATATCTTGGCACGCTCGGATATCTCTGTGGCGTCTCTGTTACCGGTCAGATACCAATGCCACTCGTACTCTGCATAGTCTTGATTGAACTTTCTCTCTGGCTCTGTGATGATCATCTGCATCGGATTCTCTAAAGTGAATGATGCATTGAACATCGTCTTTGTGCCTGAGAAGTCTTTGCCTGTAGACATGATCTGTAGGTAAAGTTGCTTGAAGGCCTCATTTGCGTTTTTAAATCTCATCGTGTTGGGAAATTTCTATGAATTGTTTTATGAAGTCTATACCGTCTGTCTTCCTGTATTGCTCTAGGTAAAGTACGCGTTTTATACCGGACTGTAGTAGTAGTTTTGCACAGTCGACACATGGGCTGAGAGTAAGATACAATGTAGATCCATCAACTGCATAACCAGATCTTGCCGCTTTAAGTATTGCTCCCATTTCAGCATGTACAACTTCAAGAACTGTTAATCCATTTCTTTCACAGCAGTTATTCATTCCAGCTGGGGTGCCATTATATGACATACTAATAATATTACCATCTTTTACCAAAATAGCGCCGACTTTAGCTCTTTCGCACTTAGAAAGAGTTGATATTTCTTTTGCTATATTAATGTATACCTGATCTAGTTGTTTTTGTGTGGGCATTTTCTACCTTTTATATAACCATCTGGAATTGGATCTCCATCTTTTATTAATATACTACTATTTTCATTATAATACCACTGTTTTTTGGTATATTTTCTTGGTAATTTTGAAATTCTTTGAAGGTGTCCAGATTCAGCATTTTTTTTACCTTGAACATGTCCTCCTTTTTTTCTAACTTCTTTTAATATTTCTGGATCAAAGAATGAATTAATCTTATTTTTTCTGCAAAATTCAGCTGATTTTTTGCCGGTTTCTTTTGGATTCATCAACAATCTAATTTTTAACATCCATCCAGATTGAGCGTTTTTCTCACCTTGCTTTTTGCCATTAATGGAACGAATTTTATTTATTGCCTCTTCTACTGGTATTTGTCCGCATAAACACTTCCACGCAATATAATCATATTGATTTTTATTTTTTTCCCACAATAATCTATGTTCTTCAGCGTGCTCTGACAATGTAACTAATTTTATATTGCTTAGATCATCTGTACTTCCAGAGTGTCTTGGGACGATATGGTGTTTATATAATTTTTCCATAAAATAAAAAGACCTAAAAAACTAAAGGATATCCGACATCACAATAGATTAATAGGTCAATAAGTTTATTATAGATAGTCGAGTCGGATTCGATTATTATCTATAATAAATATAATCTACTGGTGTTTTATCGTGTCTCCTACGTTGTACTTTTCGCAGCTGTCTATGAAGGAGCTCTGTCCTCTGTTCCAGTAGTACGCGCATCCACCTGGCTCTATCTCGACCTTATCTACTACAGTCCATATACAGAACTTGTAATCCTTTGTCTTGATCTTATTGAACTTCTGTGTTGCACAAGATGATAGCAGAGACACGCTCAATGCTAAGAGTAGTATTCTTTTCATGACTTTTATTTTAGTGAGTTCCTGTTGATCCGAATCCTCCAGCTCCACGCTCTGTCTCTTTCTCATCGAGCTGATCTACCACTTCTACGTCTTCATAGCTAACCGGTACGAGGATGAATTGGATCAGCTTCTTGCCTGGTTCTAGTATGGTGTTTATCTTTCCAACGTTGATGACATGGATGTGTATCTCTCCTGTGTAGTCTTCGTCCACTATCTCAGCACCTTTGATGAGTTTGTTCTTTGTCGCTACTCCGCTCTTGTTCCCAGCCATGAGCATGTACCCAGCCGGAACGTTTGCTTTGATTCCAGAAGGTATCAAGACGTCTTCTCCAGGACTAAGTATAGTGTACTTGAAGTCTTCTGGGATGAAGAAATCTATGCCTGCGCTTTTTCCTGTGCCTCGAGCTGGCGTTTTGACATTACGAATTTTTGTGATCTTCATTTTTCTGTGATTTGTTTTTTTCTCTGAGTACTGTTACATATGTTCCTAAGAAACTGCCTATGATCGCAGCGATGAGCAGGGTTCTGTCTCCTACATAATTTATAGTTGTGAAAGCTCCAAAGAGCATGATCATAGACCCCCGTGTCGCTGACTTAATAGGATCATGCTTTCCTACGTATATGAAGTACTTTGCCCAACATACATCTACTAAGAACATAGAGATGATGACTCCTAAAAATTTTAACGCGTAAATTACCATGACCTATTTTGTTTTATCGTAATCCTCTTTGTAGTGTTCTACCATCGCCGTGAGGTATGCTATGGCGTCTAAAATATTATCGTATTTCTTTGAATAGGATTCCCTTGAAAGTTTAAGAGCTACCATGTAGAGGTACATGTCCTTTGCTGATATGTCTTTGCCTGTCATGTTAGATGCCAATGATGCGGCTATCTCCATGCTCTCTTTCATCGGACCATACTTACGAGATGTCTCTTCGCCTCTTCTGTATACGATGTCCTGTGCATGTTCAAGTATGTTCATGTTAGAGTATAACGATGTTCTGTGAATTAAGAAAGTGTATCTTTTTGGTTATTTATTCTTTAATACCCAAAGACAATTTCTCGCCTGCTCAGGGAAGAATGGAGCCATTATATTTGCAACAAGATTAGAATCATAGTATTCTCTAAGAGCATCGAACATCTTTTGCTGCCAGTCATTTAACAAGGGCTTATAGTGCGTCTGAGATGCAAATGTTCCATACTTCTTTTCTATGGTAAAGTACTTCTCGATGTGCGCTTGGAGTTCTTTATGCTCAAATTCATGGACAGCTATTCCACGACCATCGCCTGAGTCGTATGTGTGATTTCCTGCAGCTCCTACTTTCTCATCGTAGTTAGGAGTAGAAAGGTAGTAGGTCGCGTTATCATTTCCACATGCTTTAAAGTGTTGGAGGTACACGTCTATGTTTTGCTTTCCCACATGCTCAGCAACCTCAAAGCTGATGACTTTGTCTGCTTGGATCTGATCATATGGAAATGGATCAAGTATGAGATCTACTGCATGAAACTCTGCCCACGGCACCATGTTGTACTTTTCTTTTGCTTCTTCTATTGTCTTCTTCCTGATGTCCATCCCTACATACTTCTTGCACTTAAACTTGTTTCGGTAAAACACCTCAAGCAGGCTTCCTTTACCACAACCGAAGTCAGCTATAGTCTCACCTATTGTTGCTTGGTTTAGAACGTGAGTCCAACGAAGGTAGTGAGCAAACTGGTCTCTATGGTACACATGCCTCTCAAAGGTGTGTTCAGGATCCAAGTCTGTTGTGTTGTACTTGCTTTTTTTCTTTGAGACTACTTCTGCATTTTCTGTTGTAACTTCCATGTTTGGTTTTTTTAGTTTTGATAATTCTTCTACCACTGCTTTATTGAAAGATCGAACAAAGTCTCTCTCAAGGTGTAGTAGCAATGCTTGTTCAGCGTCTAATCCTTCACCTTCTGATGCCAATTGTTCGATCTCTTCGTCTGTTATGTTTTGGAATTTAGTGAGATGCTTTAAGAGTTCAGCATCAAATTTTATCTGTATATTCATATGTATAAACTTACATCATTCCTCCCATACCTTGAAGTCCATCTCCTGAGTTCTCTTCTTTTTTTGTATATTTCCAAATATATCCATAACAACTTTTTCTCTTATTAGAACAGACTGACGATATATGACTATTATTTATTTTATAATATCTACGAATATCAGCAATACTATCCCAATTTTTAATAAACTCTCCATTTAATTTATATTGAGAAATTGGCCTTGATCTAGCTGATAATTTCCCTATTCTCCCAAACATAGGATTATTCTCTGCTATTCTTTTAGATGATGGATGATCTGCTCCTCTTTTACCAAACATGCCGTTTTTTTCCCCACTCTGCCCCTTTCCAAAATTTCCATGTTTACCATCCTTTATTAACTTAGCCATTTTATCTTTTCTCTCTTGTGTCCAAGAATCTTTAATTTTCTGTTTACCTACATCAGACATCTTAGAGCCTTTAATAATTTTACTAACGTGATCTTTTCTTTCTTGAGTCCATGATAATTTTAAAATCTCTCTATTTTTTATAGATTTATTTGGATGATTATCACCAGAAAACATCTTAATAAAAAGATCTCTTCTTTCTTGAGTCCATGGACTCCCTCCTCCATCACCACTCTCTAATTTAAGATTAGCCCACTCTTTAGATTCTACAATATTAAATAATATAGAATAATATTCTCCTATCTTTTTAAGATCTTCTTTATCTTCAGTTTTGTGTAATATCCAAGTCTCAATATCTTTATTTGTAAAATTATGAAATTTAATATGATTTAACCACCTACTACCTGACCCTTTATATTTATATGGATCTTTTATAGTTTTTCCTAAATATAGTAAACCAAGGGGGCTTCTTTTAACATAAATGTATATTAGTTTCATAAAATAAAAAGGTCCTATAAAAATACCAGCTCCGTAATAGCTAATAATTCTATGGACCAATAAGTTTTATTATAGATAAATGATTACGGCACTTTTCTATCTATAATAAATATCTATATTTTACATTCCTAAATTCATTCCACCCAAAGAATTTTCTGAGTCTTCTTGTTCCTTTTTAGATTTAATAGATAAAACCACCGATTCAACAGTCAAAACTGTACCGGCGACTCCGCTAGCATTCTTGATCGAAGACGTTACCACCTTTGTAGGATCCAAAAGCCCTGCTGCTATGCCATTGACTATGCACTTGTTCTTCGCATCATACGCAGTGAACTGGTCGTCTTTCTGGTTTATGCTGTGCAAGATCTCATACCAGTTGTCCATGCCTGCGTTTGAGAGTATCCTCTTGAAAGGCTCATGGCACGCCTCTTTGACTATCTTGAACCCGATCTTCTCGTTCTCTTTCCAGTCCAGAGTCTTGCTGTTCATCGCTATGATCGCCTTGATCAAAGCCACACCGCCACCAGGAAGTATGCCATCTGCCAGTGCCGCCTTTGTTGCAAGCAATGCGTCTTCTACCCTGTCTTTCTTCTCCCTCATTTCGATCTCAGAGTTGCCTCCTACGTTGATGATGGCCAATCCGCCTATGAGCTTTCCAAGTCGTTCTTGCAGCTTCTCCTTCTCGAAGAAAGACTGAGCTTTGTCTATCTGATCTTTGATCTCCAGAGACCTTGTTTGTATCGTCTCTG